CCATCGTGCCTTGCGCGGCCGCATCCGAGAGGCGATACGAATACTCGCCCACAGTTTCCGAGATAACACCACCAAGGCCAGGAGCGGTAAGAATTCGGATCACCATAGAGCAGGCAACCCCAACAATGTCATCTGGGATTATGGTGTATCCATGTGTGTAAGTAGTAAAGCATATCGGTGTTTGCCACCGCATGGCGAAGAGTACTTCTTCGGCCAAGTTGATTATTGAACCACCATCGGTGAGCCATACTTCGTCCGAGCCGTCCCAATACCAGCCTGGGATGGTTACAAGAGAAGAACTGTTAGGCAGCCGGATAGCGATGTTATCTACTGAGATGACCGGTCTCTGTGGGAGAACAAGTTTGTATCCGATCGGTCGAATACCGACAGTCGACTGATTTACTGTAAAATCTTGCTTAGAGATTCGCCGGATCGTGGCCGAGGCGTCGGTGATCAGAGCAGCGGCCCGTGCCGACTCAATAGTGAACGTAGAAGGCAGCCGAGCGGTGATATCTGAGATGTCGGCCAGCGGGGGCAAAGATGCCATGCACTGAGCCTCCTTAGGTCAAGACCGGTACGCGGGCTGTTTGCTCGGCCGCCTGTGCCCAGCGTTCGAGATCCTCGGCCGTTGTCAGCCGAGCGGCTATGCCCTTAGCTATCGCCGACGCTGCCGCCCAGCCCTTGGCCGTTGTGAGCCCCGCCAGCGCGGCCGTCCACGCGTCGAGGTCTCCTCGATCAGCGAATGTGCCGCCGTCGCCCAGCGCCTCCAGTAGGCCCGGCGTGGGGTGTGCCACGGTCGGGATACCTGAACACGCTGCCTCGACGCCGGCCCGGCCGTAGCTCTCGTAGCTCGACGGCATCAACAGCACGCGGGTCCGGGCGTAGACCTGATCTCTCATCGCGTGAGCGGCTACGTGCGGGATGATCTCCACATTGGGCAGGCCTTTTCTCACATCCTGCTTGCCGTAGGCGCCGCAAACACCCAGGAATCTCAGACGCGGGAACCGCTCGGCCAGCGCGTAGAAGATCTCGGAGCCTTTCTCCTCAAACAAGTTAATCAGGGTAATGCAGGTACCAGGCTTGGTTTTGTAGTCTGCCGGGAAGATAGGCGGCCGAATGACGATACCGCGCGGAGGCTCGGACTCTTGGCTGTCCCGCCACCAAGATTCGACATCCGCGCGCATCCACTCGGTATTGTAGACAAGCAGCTTTGCACCCCAGCGACAATCAGCCTTCGTTTTGCCATGTGCGTTATGCATCAAATTTATAACTGGGATTTTGTGCATGTCGCCGAGAATCGAGGCCCGCAATGTGTTCATCAAATATGTGACTATCAAATCAGGTCGGTTCTCTGGAGTGAGCCAGCGCAGCGGGTCGGCTTGATCGACGTACGGATAAATAGCCGAGCCCTCGTGCATGTACGGCCCTGTGACGTACATGGGGTGCGGCATTGACAGTTGCACCGTGACTTGGTGACCCTGCTCGACTAGCTTCTTGGCAAATGCGGCTGCCGTGGTTTCAGCTCCGGCACAGTGATTTGGCAGCCAAAGATGGCAAAGGAAAAGAACCCGCAATTTGAGGCCTCCTCTTTCGCCACTCCACGATGAATGAAGCGTGTTTTGATGCATTGCATCCCGCGCACGCAGGCAGTACGTTGCCTATGGCGTGCCTGCCACCACGTGCTAGCGGAATGACATGCTCGATTACTGGCCGCTCTACAAACTCCCCACAGTAAGCGCAGCAACTGCGATACCGACGTACGAGTTTCATCCAATCGCGAACACTCACACCCACAGAATCTGGATTTTGACGTTTACGGGCGCGGCGCTTATGCTTGTTTTGAGAAACGATTTGGTAGTTAGTTGGGTCAGACAACCACTTCGCATAGTATGCACGGTAACGTTCAGGATCTTTCGACCGTGCATCACGGCCGTACTGGCGGTACCTGCTTGCATTGACTTCGCGGTAGGTTTGATTTGCTACCCTTCGCTGTGACGTAGGAGCGTTCCAGTGTCCACGTCTCAGCTCATTCAAATGATCTCTATTTGCCTCAGCCCAGGCGGCCGTGATGCACGGCGACCCACAATATTTAGCTTTACCGTTCCTGTGGTCAATCGACACCCCACACCACAAGCATACACGGGGCTGAGTTGTCGGGTGTGCCACACCCGGATGCCGTGCAGCCCAATTCATGCATTTACTTACAGCACAAACAGTAGCATTAGACTGCCTACCAGTCAGCGGCTTAAGACAAGCAGCACACTTACCTGTGTTCTCTGTTACTTCGCCTCTATCTCGGCGATTCGTATAAGATTGACAGGCGCTACTGCAAAATTTACGATCTGGCCTAGCGCCAGGCATCGACACACCACATCCCGCGCAATTAAGCACAGGACGGATGGCTAACTGATCAGCTCTGTTTCGCTGATACCGAGCTTTATACTCACACTCTTTGCTGCAGTATTTAGGAAAAGAACCAACAGAACCCTTACGCTTCGTTGGTTTACCACAAAACACACATGCTGTACCCTGGGACATGTTGACCTGCTCTCATCAGGTTGACTGTCCCGGCGGGTGCTGTGAACACCTGCCGGGACCTTACTCACATCATCATACACTAGCTCGCCGAGGCGCTGCCTGTGGCCAGCACTCCAAAAGGAAAGCGCGTAGCCGAGTTGGCGTTGAGATTGGTCACAGGGTTGGCCGTAGCGTAGGCTAACCTGAGTACCACGCGCATGAGCTGCCCATCTTGTTGAGCGGCGTTATAAATGACTTTTCCGGTGTCATCGACGATTACTCCCTGATCGAACATCTTGAAAGTAATATCCTGTCGAGTACCCGCAATGGCCATTGACCAGTCACCCAACAAAAGGTCCGCAACGGTCGGGTCCCATGCCCCGTTAGACACCTCCGTGAGCGGGTAGCCGTAGAGACTGCCGCCCCGGCCGTTCTGGAGATCAGGCATGTAGATCGGCTCACCGGACCCGCTGGAACGGACGCGCAGCAAGCGCCATTTGAACCCAGGCCTAATCATCCAGCCGTTGATGTTGGTGTAGCCGTCCAGTGAAACACGCTCAGCCAGCGAAGCCACGGCAGCCGGGATGTCTGGGCTTGTGTCTGTGATGATGTTGCCCGCCGCGATGGCGGCCGGGATGATAGCCGCCGGCCAGGTGGCCGGCTTGTTGACACCGAACAGTGTTGCTTGGTCAACAGCCCGGCCCAGAGCCTCGACTAGTCGAGGGCGGACCTCATCCCACAGCGGAATGTTGGTGTCCGCCAGGTAGGCATCAGGGATCGGTACGAGGGCGGCCAGCTCCTCGACTACCAACGTCACGTTCTTCCAGGCTTGGCTGGTGGTCTGTTTCAAACCGGAATCCCCAGACACCCAGTACGCTTGCGGCAAAACATCCAAAACGGGCAAACGTTGCGTACGGGTAGACATCGGCACAGTGCGCGCCATCTTAAGAAATGCCGACTGCTCTGGCAACTGCTGAATAATATCCTCAGCCAAGGGCTCAGGAACCAGCGGATCCGTGCTGTACGGCGGGTTACCCCGGTTAATTCCAGTATCGTACGTGGGCATTGCTTTACCCAGCTCCTTACATATGAAAGGCAGGGCAAGCGTGCCCTGTGATTACTTGGTTCCGAATCCCGCCAAGCCGCGCAGCAGCTCGTCCCGAGAACGCTGCGGAGCTGGGGTCTGACGGGTGCCTTGCTTGAAATCAGGCTGCTTTGCCGAGGTCTTGAACCGCTCGGCCAGCTTCTTTGCCTGCTCTTCGGCTTCGTCTGGATCGGCCGCCGTGATGAACTCGGCCAAATCAGGATCCAGCCCAGCAGCCTTGGCCGCGGCTACCCGAATCTCAGCCACCTTGTACCGCTGGATCTCGACAGCTTGCGCTGCGAGCTGATCTTCCTTCTTCTGAAGCTCGGTCTTCTGACTTTCCTGGAGCTTGTCGTACTGCCCGGCCTTCTTCTTCAAGTCGTCATAATCCGAAAACTTCCGACGCTCCCGTGCGAGGCGAGCCTCGATCTGCTTGTCAACTTCGGCCTGGGTGAGCGTCTTACCCTCATTCTTGGCTTCCTGCTTAACATCGTCCTCGTGCCC